GGTCAAATGTTGCCAATACCTAACGAAGAACCAGAAAGAGTATTTGTAGCAGGTAAAAACGGTTCTGGTAAATCAATATTTTCATCTTTATACGCTAAAAAATATAGTGAAATGTACCCAAAAAACAAAATATTTATATTTACAAGACATGAAGATGAAAAAGCTTATAAAATTGTGAAACATATTGAATGTTTGTGTAATGATAGTTTATTAGAAGAACTCGATGATATGAAAGATGGATTAGATATTACCGACTTTAAAAACTCATTGGTTATATTTGATGATTGTGATAATTTGACAAATACAAAGTTAAAAGTAAAACTCAAAAATCAATTAGATGATTTTATTACAAATGGGCGAAAATATGGGATATATGTTTTAGTTGTTGAACATCATTTATTAAACTATAAATCAACTAGAAATATATTAAATGAAGCTCACAAAGTTGTTTTTTTTAATAACAGTTCTAAATACCATATAAAAAGATATTTAAAAACTTATGCAGGACTTGAACCAAATATGATAAAAAAGATAGTTGGTTTAAAATCTAGATGGGTTATGTTGTCCGAATCAATACCACAATATATATTACATGAACATGGAGTTTTTATTATATAATAATGCTAACCATTTCATCATTTGATATATTAAACTTTTTTGATACTATTGTAACAACTCTATTAAATTGATCAGTTGTCAAATTTGATAATAAATTTCTCAATATGCACCATCTCCCACATGTTGCAATTGGTGGCTCATCTTGTAATTTATAATTATTGTAATTTATTTGTTCACCTGTATTTATCAATAGATTTACTAAATATTTATATTTTTCTTTCATATCATCAGGAATAAATATAAATTCTCCATCTGGTTCATATCCATAACTGTCAAAATGTTCAATTCCTTCAGGTGTTTTTATCACTGTAACCCAATGTCCAATATTTGGTTTTATTTCATACAATAATATCAAAGGAAGTTCTGGAAGTTCTGAATAATTCTTTAACTCTGAATATTTTAAAATTGTAGCATCTTTTATATAATTTTTAATATAACGTCCACTTATTGGAACAAATATATTACTATTTTTTTTATACATGTATATATATATATACAATGAATTATTTAAACAATAATACAGATACAAATACAAATACACATAAATATTTAAATGCAAGTTATTCGAACAATACTTCAACACTAAGAAAAGCAGTAATAAAAGAAACTAGAACAAGCGCAATTTTAAAAAATCCATCTTTGTATAAAATGGCGGTTGTTAGATTTGATGTTGATTCATCAAGTATACCGATTAATATACCAAATATGAAAAAAGGAAGCAAAACAGAAACACTATCTTATGTGACTTTAAAATATTTAGGTAATTATTATACGGAAAATGTAATTTATATAAATAAAGATACGTCATATAATAAGATCATAGATGTACCTTATATATATAATTATCAAACTTGGTTAGATTTCGTAAACACAGCTTTTTTAAACGCCTTTGTTTCTTCTGGTGCTGTAGGTGACCCACCACAATATATATATGATAAGACATCTAATTTAATTGATTTATATGTGGATCATAACTTTTTACCATCTGCAGGAGTAAATAAAATTGAAATATTTATAAACCCCGATATGGAAAAATATTTATATAATTTTCAATTTGATTTAAATACTGAACTTAATGGAACTAATAATTTATATGAGTTAAAACATGTCATAAGTAATACTAATACTTTATTAATGCCCCCAATTGGATCACGTTTAAATATGCCTATATCTGTCCAAACAGTACCGCAACTTTATAAAAATAGTCAATCTTTTGGGGGTATGACGCATTGGAATTCTTTAAGATCACTTGTTTTAAGTTCATCATCATTACCATATTTACCTGAATTAATAAGCGCAACCGATAATAATTCAAGTGATTATAATTCAGATAATCAATTTTTGATAATTAGTGATTTTTTAAATGATTTTACCATTAATGATAGATATATATTACAATATTTACCAACTGCAGAATATAGATATATTAATTTGATATCTAATACTCCAATTAATTCATTAGATATACAACTTTATTGGACTGATTTTAATGGTACTTTTTACCCTTTTTATATTCCTCCTTCTAGTATTTTTAGCGTAAAAATATTGTTTGAGAAGATATAATATAAATAATTATAAATAATAATATATATATATAATATATATATACAAAGATGTCTTTAGATATAACAAATCTTAATCTAGTTCCGACAATTGACCCAAGAATTAATACAGATAAATTATCAAAACTTATTTATACAATTGAAAACACGGCAATTGAGAACAATTATGAAGTTATACCAATTACAAATTTTAATTCAAATAATCTGAGTGTAACATTTAACAACAATCAAAGGACGGGTATATCACGACGAATATATCTAAATATGAAGTTTTTATTGACTTTTAAGGGAAATTCTGGAGGTGCAGGCGTAACTCTTTTACAATGTGCAGGAATGAACAAATTAGCTGGTGTAGATACTGGTAATGCATATCATGATGCCCCCAGAGCAAATGCCCTCGAAAATGCAATTAACACGATCCAAATTACAATGAATAGCACACCAATAACAACTAATTTAAATCAATATTCAAGAGCTTTGACAAGATTTTTAAATAATCCGAATATAAGAAATGTTGATAAATCTTACATTCCTTCCATGCTCGATCAATACCTAGAATATGATCAAGGCGATGGGTATAATAATTCAGAGCTCAGAGGATATGGTGACAATGTTCAAGAATGCCCAAGGGGGTCTTATTGGGGGTGTACTGTTCTTTCAAATTCTAGTTTAGGTACAAATGATGATGTAAGTACTGTTGAACTAGAATTACATGAACCCGTTTTAATGTCACCTTTTGGATATGGTGCATATGACAACCAACCGTGTTTTTTTGGTATTGACACAGTATCTACTACTATCACCATGGGAGGTAGAGGAAATAATGCAGGATCTGGCCTTATTGCGTCTTTGTGGTCTCATTCTAATGCAGGACTCGCAACAATATTAAGTACTGACGTATCAATTACTTCAGCCTCACTACATATACAAAGATTCACAACACCCGATACGTTTATTATACCGCGTAAAATAGTTTACCCTTATTCTGAAACAAGTTACCACAGCACATCAACAGGAGACGTATTGGCGTCGGGTAGTTCTTCCAATTATAATTTACAAAATATACAACTTAGCGGAATTCCTGAAAAAATGTACATATGGGTATCAGAAAGAGATGGGGATTTTAATTTTACCAAAACGGATACATACTGCACAATAAATTCAGTTGACATAACTTTTGATAATAAACCTGGTATGTTAACTGGTGCAGAGCGTTTACAACTTTATCAAATGTCAGTAAGAAATGGATGCAATATGAGTTATGAACAATTTTCAAAAAGGTGCGGAAGTGTTATATGTCTAAGATTTGGCGAAGACATTGCACTTAGTACCCTTAGTAGTGCTGGTCTAAACGGTTCATATAATATAAAAATGAAACTCAATGCAACTAATAATTATAGTTATCCTATTGTTCCGCAATTATCAGCACTTCTTATATACACAGGTACTATTACTATCGCAGATGGTAAATTATTTAAAAATATTAATCTACTTACACAAAATGATGTTTTATCTACAAAAAATTCAACTGATAGAGTAAACCAACCTCCAAACATGGATGTTTTAGGCGGTTTTAATTTTTCTGACATTGGTAATTGGTTTAAAAAAGCTGGTCGATCTGTTCTAAATGTTGCTAAAAAAGTGGCTCCTGTTCTTGCTCCTCAGTATATGCCTGAAATAGAAGCAGTTGACACTTTAGCCAAGGCTGTAGGTGTTGGAAAACTTCGAGGAGGTAAAAAAATAACAAATGCACAAATGAAAAAAATTCTTGGAGTATAAATACGATAAATAAAAATATATTAAAAATAATTATATATATATATATATATACATATAATGAATTTACAAGACTTAAATAGTTCATTACCAAAACCATGGTTAAATATTCAAGCAAACGCAATAAATTCAGATTCTCATACATCAAATGAAACAGACACATATAAAATAGGTGTAATAGATGATGTAAGTTTAGTACCAGAGTTTAACATTACCTCGTCAAACCGTATTTTACAATTAAAAAACTTTTCAGGTGCAACTCAATTGTCAGTCTCTGAAAATACATTTACAAGACTTGAACATGATTTGCAAGTTGTGGGAACTTCAAATTTAGAAGGTGATCTGTTTGTCACAGGAGATACTACAAATGTAGGCAATGTAACACATGGATTGGTAACACCTTATACTTTTCCACTTGATGCATCTACCGCAAATAATAACGATTGTTTGGTTTATGATTCGTTATCAACTCCAAATATAAAATTTTCATCCCCAACAACTTTTATGCTCTCTTTTGGTGGTTTAATGTCAACTTATCCAAAGTATGCAAATGTACACGGTGAATCATCATCTGTAACTCTGGGAGCGCCTGCCGTTCAAAATCAATTTATTTTGCCTGTTGGTGGAATTCTTAAACATATGTCATGTAATACAACAAGTGGTATTAATTCAACATTAGCAATATATAAAAATGGTTTAAGTGCTTATTCTGTCACTTTACTTGCAAATGAATCAGTTATTCATCCTAATTTGTCATTTATTGGAGGTGATACTATACGAATTTATTGCAGTGGAGGAACTGAAGCTGGTGCGTCCACGTTTTCACCTTATTTTTCATCATAATTTAATTAAATAATATTTTAATATATTGTTTAACCAATGATCATAATTTTAATAGATTTATTTTTATTTTTTTTCTTTTTATTTTCTCTGTATTTTTCATCGTTTTTATATCTTAATGTTTGGTAACGTCTTTCATATTCATTTTTGTTTATCCTTTTTTGTTCATCTGTTTTTTTTGGTCTTCCCACTTTTGGTTTAAGTTTAACGGAACATTCTTTTATTTGAAATAATATGCTATCCCATTCATATTGGTGGGCTTCTTCTTCTTTATTAAACTGATTATGTTTTATTTCCCATTCATTTATTATTTTGTTCATTATTATTTATAGTATTATTTTACTATTATGTTTTTAAGTCATTTTATGTAAAATATATCAATTATCAATTACTTTGGATTTTTCAATTTCAACATCCATAACAAACTGTATAATATAAACTGTTTTTTTTTTTTATAATATATATATATATATGAATTGTTATAACGACAAGAAATTTGAAAAAATACATATTGAAATGGAATTTATAAGAAATGAACAAGAGGATATCATGCATGAGATACGACAAATGCGTGAAAGCTTAATGAAACATAAAAGGAAGCACAAAGAGGGGAAATATTATAAAAAAGAAGCAATAAA